AGTTCTTTTTGCCCAATCCGCTAGTGTTAAATTTGAGGTTGAAAGTGTAGCCATTTAATAACTCCTTACTTGTTTTGCTGATTTGAATATAGTGCGTTTGCTATGCCGTTAAAATCTTTAGGAACATTACTGCCTTGAGCATTAGCCCCTTGTGAATTACCAACATAACTATCCTCACTAATTGCCTTACCTGCTCGGTACATAAACCGAATTACTTCGGGGTGATTTCCCAAGCCTGATTCTTGCAACAACTGTTTAAAAGGATCAGTACCAAAAGCATTAAGGGCTGATTTAGCAACTTCTAAATTGGCATTAAGGTTTTCACCTCCAAATTCTTCATCTATTGATGATTCCTCTGCCCAATCTTTTCTTGCTTTTTCAACCTGTTCTGCTTGTCTTGCCTGTATTACAGGTGCGACTTTGTCTAATACTTTTTGTGCAGCTTCTTGTGGCAGGTCAAGTTCTTTAGCGACTTCACCGAATGCAGTTAAGACTTCGGGGTCGAGTACATCTGGTGCGTCAGCCACCTCATTGTTGAACTCGTATTTCTCAGGAGCACCTTCTTTGGTTTCCTGTTCGCTAGTTTCACTTTCAACAGAGGATTCATCCGAATCTTGTTGATCCTGTACAGTTTCAGCCTGTTGCTGTGTTTCTTCAGTATTAGTTGCTTCAGCCGATTGCTCGGTTTGTGCTTCTCCTACTGGTTGCTGTGTGTTGCCTTCATTGGTTTGGTCGGCTTCCGTCATCAGCGTTTCTGACATTTTTTTGCTCCTTAATCATTGTCGGGTATAACTCTGGGCAGAGAGTGTGAATCAAGTTTAGTATTTGCAAACCATAGTTTCTGTTACCTTCGCTAAATGACATTGCCATTGCGTTAGTGTTAAACGATGATCGGAAAACACCTGCTTGCTCCAGAAGTCTCCAGATTAATCTGCGACCCCTCTTGCTGCTCATCAGCCATTTGATGTCCGACTCTTCATTTTGGCGGTCAATTCTTTCCTCAGACTTTTTATTGTCTTTGGTTTTTTGTTGACTCTTGAGGTCGAGAGGATTGTATTCACTCATACATCAATATATCTAGTCATAACTGGGTTACGGTCACACCTTATGCTTTTTTACTTTGACTATCTCTTAATGCTTTAGCAGTTGGCGCTCCTTTTGACCCCGGCTTACGCATACGTTCACCAGAACCTTTTGCAATTCTTTTACGTTTTGCGTGAATGTTTGCCCATAATCCTTGGTTTTTCATAATTAAAACATTGAAGGGTAAAGTTTTTTTAGTTTTTCTAAATCTTTTAAATCTTTTGGTGTTGCCATATCACCTTCTATTTTTGCTTGTATTAACCTAATTTTGTTTTTTTGAAAATTAGGAATAATTTGATCCGCACCTTGTTTTTTAGTAGTCATTGTTAATCCATTTTTGATTTGTTATATAGTTTTTTTAATTTTTTTTCTTCTTCTTTTTTCTTTTGCTCTTCTAACATTTTTAAATACCTCATTCTATAATCTGCCGGCATATCTCCAAATTTAATATTATCTGGTGTTTTGATGTTTTTTTTGTTGCCCATTTATACCTCCAATGGTGATGGTGAATTGTAACCGCTAAACTGGTTCATCATGTCCATCATAGAGGGTTCACCTGTTTTTGAATTATTTAATTTAACTGCGTTTTCTACAGCACGTTGTTCTGCTTCCGCTTTTGCCATTTGTTGTTGTGCCATAGCTCTTTCTTGACGTATTCTTGCTACTCGTTCACCTCCAACTATAAGTTTAGGATCAACTCCTAACATATCTGCGTATCCATCAGCCCATGCATCAGAATCAAACTTATCTAATACGTCAGGTTTCATTTGTGCAACCATACCCATGTTATTTACATACCTATCAATACTGTTTGTACCAATAGCACGTTGTGCCTGTGCCAACATAGATACAAATTCTACGTTTAATTCCATGCCTTGCAACTCTTCCGGGGCAGGTGGCACTAAATTAGATTCAATCATGCGATTAAAAGTATTATCAATTAACGGATCTAACAACTCATTATGCAATCTTTCCAATACAGGACCTAACATAAGCAGTTTTTCTTCGTGACGTTCTGCTACCTCTGTTGCTGTCATCCTTGTATCGGTAGCATTTGCCAACATTAAAAACAAATCAGCATAAAAACTACCATTAATACGCTGCCTTACGTCCTGTATATCTGCTAATAAATGATTTAAATTAAGATTTACGTTAAATGCTGTTTCAATTTTACCCTGTTGACCATCAATAAACGTAACGCCACCCGGCAAACTATCTACATCTCTATTTTTCATATAGCTAGGTACTTGTAATGGTGGCTTAGTTTGATAATCAATACCTTGTGCTTTACGCAATTGCTCATGTTGTAGCTGTTTTATGTCACCTAATGCTTCCATCCCCGGTGAATTACCATAAATATCACCACCTGCCACACCCCATCTAGGTATTACAGCAGGGAATTCTTTATATCCACTTTCTCTAAGCACATCTTCGCCATCTCCACCCTGTTCAAAGTAACAAGACTTGTATGCCATGTTCATATTATCCTTCTTTTTAAAGTCACGCTCCCTATCATCCCTTGGTTCTATCGCATGAATAATTGTAATCCATTGATCTAATGAACCCCTGTCAAACAGATTCTTAACGGACGTTGAACATTTCTTATATCCAAACTCTCTAACTGTTTCTCCTACAGTTTTCTGAAATTCTCTGTACAAAGTATTAACTCTACCTTGATAATCAGTAGCTATTGCATATTCTCCAATAGTTACAGGGTAATGATGTATAGCTGTTTTAGGATCAGGGAGGACAATAGAACCTGCTGTACCAAATGCTCCCAATTCTTCATAAACTCCATGCAATGTTCGGTATGTATTAGACTTTTGAAATACCAATTGCATACGTTCTGTAACGTCATTTAGCCATAACTTGACAGGTTGATATCTATTAAGGTCTGGATCAGCAGTTCCAAGCCTAAACCAAGGTCTTGCAGGGGATGTTGCACCTGCCATCATACCTGCACCTAATGTTCTTAATGCTCTTGTACCAGTATTGTCGTATATCGAGTTATGTCTTCTATGTCCTTTGTTTCTGTCCTGTTCAAAATAACGTCCATTTCTTGGTAACAAATATGTTGTCACTTCTTGCCAATGTGACCACCATGTAGCTCTTTCTGATCTAAGGTGACCCCACCTTGTCAACAAGTCAGCACGTTTTGTTTTCATTGATTAACCACCTAATAAAGTGTTACCACCCAAGTTTAAATCTTTTTGGTCTACACCTTGTACTCCAGTAAGTAATGTCCCGGCAGGTCCTGTTAATGCTGCCTGTTCTTCTTTCTTTGTAATAGCACTAACATCAGCCCTCTTTCTATTGGCTTTGTTCATTTCAATATCAGCACGATCAGATGCTTCTTTTGCTCTCTGTTTAGCATCTCTATTGGCTTGTTCTTGCAACCTTAACTGTTTCTTTTGTTGTTGCCTTTGCTTTTCACCAGAATATATTTGATAGCCAACGCTAACTGTACCTAGTGCAATAGCTGCTGATACTACCATTGTTTAAATCTCCCTTGAATACATAATTTCTTGTACACCATATTTTAGTTTTGGTAGTAGCTTTGCTAAAGCGGTGTTTTCTTTAGCGTGCCATAACATCAGTTTACAGCCCTCAGATCTTGCATGATCTTCTGTGACTCTTAACAAACGCAATCCTAATCGTCCACCCCGAAATTCTTTTTTGATAAACAAAACGTCATTTTGGCAAACTCTTAAGTCCGCATAATGCAAATGATGCATCATTAAATTCATAGAATAACCAATACAGACATCGTCTTGCATTGCTAGATAAATAAACAACCAACCTGTTGCATTCATTGTGTCATACAAAGGCCAGTTTGGTTTTAGCTTCATTACTTGTTTGTTGCGAGCAATCTCTTCGTAATGCTCTTCAAACAATGGTTCTGCTAATACCTTAAATTCATCTAACGTGCAGAGTCTAATTTCTGTTTTAGGTACTCTACTTTCGTTAACAGTAGCTGTACTATCAAGACTTACGGTCACACTCGTCATAGTGGATATTTAGTTACACAATCAAATATTATATGCACTCTGTCTGTCATGCCAACATTGTGTGCTGTGTGTAGTTCTTTATGGTTAAACCACCAGACCTCACCTACCTCAAACTTTTGCTCTTGATCTCCACAAGTTTGGCTACACCATTGATTAGATTTAAGTACAAGATGGAATCTGCTGTAGTGATCTGCATATGTACCCTGATCATTGTGTTTTGTTACATGACCACTAGGTTTTAAGTTAACAATAAGCAACCTACCCATGTCCTTAACATCTAGCTTTTCTAGTATTGGTCGCATTAATGGTACAAGTGCAGGTTTTAAATATTCCATACACGGATAATCGTATGATCCTGTATCCCATAAAACGTAATATGCACTCATTTTTAGTGGCCCTCTAACGTATATCGACTCTGTGTCTTTATGTGGTGAGCCTGTAAACTTTTGGCGTGCGTCTATCTCTTTCCATAACTCTGGTTTATTGTCTAACAATTGGAGCAATGGCTTTACATCTAGACCTTCTGCTATACGAACAAAATTAGAGCACTTTGTATGGGTCATAATCCGTCTTCTGTGTGGCTGTTTTGCGTCTTTTGATGTATATATCCTCTGGCACTTTCTTGGCTACTGGGAGGGCAAAGGTTAGGGCTAGTGCATCAGCTAAATCTGGTGACCCTGCACCTTGCAATCTTTTCTTGATCTGATCCTTAGATTCAAGTACACGCCTACCCACATTGTCATACCAATAAATGGGTGTTGCTAACTCTTGTTTAAGAGCTATGTCGTTAGGTATTGCGCCACCTTCCTCTATCCATTGTTTCATTAACCACCACATCTCACTTCTACGGTTGATGTATTGCTCTGGTTTCATTGCCTTGCCACCAAACGGTATTTCGATTACGTCATATGACAACTGCCTTAGTCTGTCGATTACACCACTACCTGCACCTGCGTCACAGAACACAGCATCTGGGTCATGTTCCTCTATCAAATTAGCTACTCTAGCTGCTAGTTCCATGTTGTCTATACCTCGATATACAACTGGCTTAAATGCCTGTCTGCCTTGCCTACGGAATACCACAGATCGATCATCTCCAAAGCGTGCCGGGTCAATACCAAGGATTATTGGTGACAACTTCACATGGTCTGATTGGTATACACGTTTAGCTGCATCTTCGGTATCTGCTAATGCAATTAACTGGTCATCACCTTGGGCTGAGAAATCACATAAATATTCCCTAGCAAATGATGTTTCACTCATATCACGTTGCAACCTTTTCACCTCGTTTGGGTGTAGCGAATCAGTATCGAATACTGTGTATCTTGCTGCTGCCCAGTCGTCCTCTTCTATGGCCTTGTAATACAGTTCTGAAAAGAGGTTAATCCCACTCGGAGTTCCTATAAAGATAGACCAGCCTAGACGGTCAGAGAGTGCAGGTTGCACTATGTCTGTCCATAGTTCGTTCTTTAACTGAGCTACCTCATCTAAAACACAACCATCTAGTCGTAATCCTCGCATCGCATCCGGGTTATCACCTCCAAACAATCTGATGATTGCTCCATTATGTTTAAAACGTATTGACAATTCACCCTCGTTTATGTCGATTACAGATGTCCTACGCAATGGTTCTATCTTTTGCTTTAGTCTTGCCCATGCAATTGCTTTAGCCTGTCTCAGGAACGGTGCAACATAGACAAACATAGCTAATTCCTTGTCTGTCTTCATAGCCTTATCAATTAGCTCCATTATTGCAAGCTCAGTCTTCCCGGAACGTCTATGCAAAGCAAAACAACTAAACCTTTGTTTCTTTAAATGACATTCCCTCTGCCACGCTCTTGGCGTGTATTCAAGCTTAACTAAAGGAGTGTTCATCTACTGTGGAACGCCTGTTGAAATAGTTAAATTAATGTTCCCGGCATCAATACCAACTTTGTCTCCATATTCCTGTGGATACCATTTAGCCAACAACCTAAGACGTAAATCTGCCCTTGATCTCATCCAATTAACGTGAGCATTGTCAAGCCTTGCGTTCTCTCCTTCACCAATTACAGGAGGAGGAGTATCAACAAGTGCTAAAGCTTCTTCTGCTATTGCTCTTGCTCCAAGAAATCTAGACACATACACGAAGCGTGACATAAACTGTTCATCTTTATCCAACCACCGATACAAAGTTCTGTAAGAGGGCATACCTTTTTGCCTACAGAAAGCACGAACAGTACCACCAAGAGCAACGTGTTCTAAAACCTTTTCGCAGATCTCAGGATCTGGTTGAGATATAGGCCGTCCTAGTTTTGTAGATTGTTTTCCAACGGTCTGGAGTTTGCCCCCGAATTTGGTATTTACAGATTTTTGCAATTGTCCCCCTTGGTAAAGAAAAAATAGTACTAAGAGTGCCGTAGCCAAGATCAAAGTCTTCCCTTAATTCTCTGATTGCATCAACTATTGTCTG